ATGCCACATTTATTGGTGCTACATCTGGTTCCAAAGCGCTTCTTAAAGTTGGTGGTTTTCAAGGTGCCAACAATACATTAATTTCCGTTATGGGAAATCAGGCCTTTCAAGCGGGTGAAGGCATCTCTTATTACGACACCAACGGACATATCACACCAACTGGAGCCAATGTTGTTTCATATATGATGGGTGATGTAGATAAAAAATATCTAGACCTATCTAACGCAAAAGACCAAGATGGTAATCCAATGGAAATCATTGGTGTGCCTAGAATCTTTCCAGTAACAGATTCACAATCCACGGTCAATATGTTTGACTTGAGATACCAACTCCGTCTGAATGAGTTGTATGACTTTACCTCCGCATCCTATATCAATTACACCTTGACTCAACAACATCTACGCTCTTTAGAATTGATGTTCACTGGTGAAGTTCCAATTCGTTTTCAAAGGCATATGCAAAGACTCTTCATTGATTGGGCTTGGGGTTACTCAGAAGCACCAGTAGGAACTACAGTCATTGCCGAATGTTATGCCAATATTAATCCTGATGTGTACAAGAAGGTATGGAATGACCGTTGGTTGAAAGAGTATGCCACGGCTTTGATTAAGCGTTCATGGGGATCTAACCTCAAGAAGTTCAACAATCTACAATTGCCAGGTGGTGTTACACTTAATGGTGATACTATCTTTAATGAAGCTGTTGAAGAAATTGACCAGTTACACAAAGAGATGGAAACAAACTACGGAGCGCCGTTAGAATTTTTCCTTAATTGATATGAAACATAAACACCATATTATACCAAAACATGCTGGTGGAACGGATGATCCATCTAATTTAATTGAACTTACAGTAGAAGAACATGCTGAAGCTCATCGTATTTTATGGGAACAATACGGTAAAAAAGAAGATGAATTGGCTTGGAAAGGATTGGCTGGCTTGATAGGAAAAGAAGAATTGGTTAGACAACTGTGTGTTCTTTCTGGTCAAAAAGGAATGAAAACTTTAAGAGAAAGACATCCAGAACTTGTTTCTAGAAAAGGATTAAAACATTCCAACGAAACAAAGAAAAAATTAAGTGATATGAGAAAAGGTGTCAAAAAAAGTAATGAACACAGAAACAATATATCTTTAAGTAAAAGTAAAGATTGGTTAATAAAAACACCATCAGGTGATACTATCAAAGTAAAAAATTTAGAAAAATACTGTAATGAAAATAATCTTTCTGGATCCAAAATGTCTTTAGTAGCTTCTGGCATAAGAAGACACCACAAAGGTTATACTTGTGAAAGATTAAAGGTTTAACATGGCAACTTCACATTATTTTAGTAATTATAGTAATAAAGGCGAACAACGATTAGTAGAAGATATAATCGTGGAGTCTATTAAGATTATGGGTGTTGATGTTTATTATTTGCCCAATGATAATAGTCAAGCTCGTGATTTACTTTATGGTGAAGATCCAGTCAAAAAATTCGAATCAGCATTTCCTATTGAAATCTATCCAAGCAAATCAACCGAATATGGTGGTGAAAAAGAATTCTTCTCTAAGTTTGGTTTAGAGATTCGTAATCAAATGACGGTGATTATGTCTAAAAGGTCTTTCTCACAAAGAGTACCACAAAACACCTACACAAGGCCAAGAGAAGGTGATTTACTTTATATTCCATTTCTAAATGGTACTGGTGAGTTGTATGAGATAAAATTTACTAATCAAACTAAAGACTTCTTTATGTTGGGTAGACAAGTACCATACTTCTACGAGTTAGAACTAGAGAAATTCCGTTACTCACAAGAAGCCATTCAAACAGGTGTCAAAGATATTGATTCTGTGGTTACTGATTCAGCATACACAATAACATTGCATGTTGGTGCAGGTAATAATACCAATTATATACCAAAAGAAGTTGTATTCCAAACACCAACTATGTATGAATCGGATGCAACAGCGGTAGCACTTGTACAATCTTGGATTCCAAGAGATGGTATATTGACAGTTACGAATATTGCTGGTGAATTCTTAGATAATCAATTGATTGTTGGTGCTTCAAGCAATGCACAATTCATGTTGACTACTTTTGATCCTTTAAGTAATCCAGCAAGAAAAGAAAACTATGATAATCAATACATAGACACACAGGCTGGCAATATTGTTGACATGTCAGAGTCTAATCCATTTGGAAAAATATAATGGCTAATATATTCTATAACCGAGTAATGAGAAAACTTGTCGTGGGTTTTGGTAACCTATTTGACAATATTACTTTGGTTCGTTACAACGCAGACAATTCAGAAGCAGAACGATTCTTGGTGCCTATTGCTTATGCAGCCAAAGAAGATTATGTGATGCGTCTTGAGGGTGATTACAATTTGGACAAAAAAGTTCAAATGACATTACCTCGTATGTCTTTTCAAATGACCGGAATGAAATACGATTCTACTCGTAAATTAAATACCAATGTTAAATCTTTTGCACAACAACCTAATGATGGCATATCATCACAATACAATCCAGTACCATACGACTTTGATTTTTCTTTGTTCATCTATGTAAGAAACATTGAAGATGGCACTCAGTTGATTGAACATATCATACCATATTTTACACCAGACTATACAATCAAGTTGAATCTTATTCCTGAAATGGGAATTACTAAAGAGATTCCAATCATATTAAATAGTGTTGATATGCCTGTAGACTTTGAAGGTGATAGAGAAAGAGATACTAGAGTTATTATATGGACACTAGACTTCACAGTCAAAGGTTTCATATTTGGTGGCGTCACAGACAATATTAAAATTATTAAAACATCTATCACAAATATTTACAACGAGATATCACCAAGTGATATTGTTATATTCAAAATGAAAACACCAGGTATTGGTCAATATCAAATTGGTGAGACGGTGTATCAAGGTTACTCACACACCTTGTCCACAGCCTCTGGTAAAGTAGTTGAGTTTAATAATAATCAATTGCACTTATCAAATATTACTGGTAATTTTGTATCTGGCCAGCCAGTCTATAGTGTATTATCAAATTCAAGTTATACATTTGATGACTATGTTATTCATCCACATAAGTATGTTGATATTATAACAACACCAAATCCAGAGTATGCTACACCAGCAAACAATTATACATATACCACAGTCGTAACGGAGTATCCAAACTAAAATGCCATCATTTACACTTACAGGCGGTACAACTATTAACGGTGGTGTAACCATCACCACTTATATTGCTCCATTTATTGGACAAGATAATCCAGCTAACGCTTTGGAACCCAATGCAACTGCGTGGGTTTTGATGGATGGTCCTTTCTATAATACACCAGGAGTTCCATCTTCTGGATTCAAAGGTGGCCAAAGTTGGAGAAAGATGGCTCCAGCAACAATAACTAACGGCAAAACAGATTATATCTATGGTGATGAACGTGTATATTGGGATGGAGCAAATTGGATATACACTAATATATTTAACGGAATAATTAGTGCTGGTACAGGTGGTGCTTGGCCATGGTTAGCAACATGGAGCGACCAGTACACAGGCGCAAAAATTACAGGCAGTTATGCAAAAACAACTAACTATCCAGCAGTACCTTAAAAGGAAATAAAAATGAGTTTAACAATAAATGGCGGAACAACAATTAATGGTGGATTCACATTAAATTCTCAACCTATAATAACACCAGGTATTTCATTTACGATATCAGATATTGGAGATTTTACTACAGCAGGATATGCAGGAACAAATATTGTAGACTTTGGTGGTACTATTGGATTATTAAGCAATCCAGGAGCATATGCAAATTTGGCTTGGTATGCAATACAAATATCCAATTTTACTTCACCAAAATTAGCAGAAATTCAAGCGTATTTTTTCACAAATTCATTAGTAAATAATGGAACAGTCGGATATAATTTTACTGTTGCAGGTACTGGTGGTGCCTCAAATATTACAAAAATTGTATTAGGTTTGAATGTTTCTACAAATCTGTTTATTATTTCTCCAGTAAACCCTTTAGATTCAAATTTTACAACTGATAATGCTGCATTATCAAGTATTGAAAATGCAAATGGAATTTTGGCTTTCCCAGTTACCTTTACTTTGGATTCTCCACTTATTACTCATCCGGGTGCTTGGGCTTAAACATATAAATTACTATGAATAACTTTGACAAGAACATGGAGCAAATCTTTGATGTAACTTCTTCCGAACCTAAGAAGGCTCAGCCGATTGTTACTACACATTACAATCCACCAAGCGATGACAAACAGGATTTGGTGGATGCGTATCAGCAATCCAAAGAAAATATACAAGAGATTATTGACTCAGGCAAAGATGCCATGGAGGAAATACTTCAGATTGCCAAAGCAGGTCAACACC